CTGCAACTCCAGGTATCTTCGACCTTGACATCGACTCCAATGGTCGTTGGTCAGTTGAGAAGTTCAAAGGACTTCTGTTCCAAATCGAGCGTGATGCTAACGCAATCGCACAAAGAACTCGTAGAGGAAAGGGTAACATCATCATGTGTTCTGCAGACGTTGCTTCTGCACTGACCATGGCTGGTGTGCTTGATTACACCCCTGCACTCAACGCTAACCTTAACGTTGATGACACTGGTAACACCTTCGCTGGTGTTCTGCAAGGTAAGTATCGCGTATATATCGATCCTTATTCTGCTAACCTTACTTCCGCTAACGGAACTCCAGGTAACCAGTACTACGTTGTTGGTTATAAGGGTTCTTCACCTTATGACGCAGGACTCTTCTACTGCCCATACGTTCCTCTTCAGATGGTTCGTGCAGTTGGTGAGAATACCTTCCAACCCAAGATCGGCTTCAAGACACGTTATGGTCTGGTTGCCAATCCCTTCGCTGAAGGAACAAACCAGGCAGCAGGCGCTCTTACTACTAATAAGAACCGCTACTACAGACGTGTTGCTGTTAAGAACCTTATGTGATCCTTTTTCACAAGGTTATATGAGAGGTCCCAAAGGGACCTCTTTTTTTATGCTAAATAATTGAAAAAGATGCCGATAGAATCAGCGATAACAAATAAGAATTTTTTATCACCAACTGGTTTTAAATTTTCATTAAAAAGAAGTCCCAAAGCAGCATTTTTTTGCAACCAAGCAAATATTCCTGATATTAATTTAGGAGTAGCTAATCAACCAACATACCTTAAGGATATAGACATTCCTGGAGATAAACTTGTTTTTGGTGATTTAAATATTCGTTTTTTAGTTGACGAAGATTTGGGAAATTATATGGAGATTCAAAACTGGATGAGAGGACTTGGATATCCAGAAGAAGTTCAAGAGTTTAGAAATTTGGAAAAAAGTTCAGATGTGAGAGCTTCTTATGTAAAAGATAGACAAAACATTTATTCTGACGGAACCCTTCAAATATTGAATAGTAATTTAATTCCAAAATTTCAAGTTAATTTTGATGACCTGTTTCCAGTCTCATTATCAACGATTGGATTTGACGCAACAGATACTGACATTGATTACTTTACAGCAGACGTAAGTTTCAAGTATACTGTATACAATATAACCGACTTAGAAAATAATCCCTTATGATCGATCTTGATAAACTTCAAGATATGTGGGAAAGAGATTCAAAAATTGATATGGATAATCTCCATACAGAATCAATAAATATTCCTTCTCTTCACGCAAAATATTTTGAAATATATAACACAATTTTTCTACTAAGAAAAAAATCTGAACAACAAAGAAAGAATGTAAGACATGAACGTTATGAATACTTTAGTGGAAAATCTGACCCCGAAATATACGTAGAAAATCCATTCCCCAAAAAAATTAGAGATAAGGATACAATGCAAAAGTATCTTGATGCTGATGAAAAACTATCTACAGTATGTTTAAAGATTGATTACTATGATACGATGCTTGTCTATATTGAGAGCATACTGAAGCAGATAACTAATAGAACTTATCAAATTAAAAACGCAATAGAATTCATGAGGTTTAACTCAGGACTAGGCTAATGGAAGAAGAATTTGAACCAAGTCAAGATTTTGATTACTCAGTTAATTTAACCATAGAAGATATTCATCTCTTACATCATTGTGTTTTGAGGAGAATAGAAAAATGGGAAGGTTCTCCTGCCAGACATCCAACGGAACAACAGCACCTTTGGTACTTAAGAGATTCTTTATATAGAATGATATTGGAATATAAGTTTGAAAATATGTAATAAATATTTGTAGATGAATGGGTCTATGTGATTGATACGACTGCCAATCTTGTTATATCTAAATCAAACGAAGTATTTTTAAAAATTAATACAGAACCTCATATTGAACATGAACTTAGAGATCACTTTAAGTTTGAAGTTCCTAATGCAAAATTTATGCCACAATATCGTGGTAGAAATTGGAATGGAGAAATTCATTTGTATGACATGAGGTCAAAACAAATCTATGTGGGTTTGTTGGATAAGATTGTCCAATTTTGTAAAAATTATGGATACACTTATAAGTTTGAAGATAATAAATTTTACGGTACACCTTTTGAAGAGAATAATCATATCTCATATGAGGGCGTCAAAGATTATATGAATTCCATTTGTGCTCATACTCCCAGGAAATATCAGATAGAGGGAGTATATGGTGCCCTAAAACATAATAGAAAACTGTTGATATCGCCAACTGCTTCTGGCAAATCTTTGATGATTTATTCTCTAGTAAGATATTATGTAGATAAAGGACAAAAAATTCTCTTAGTTGTTCCGACGACATCTCTTGTAGAACAGATGTATAAAGATTTTCTTGATTATGGTTGGGATGCTGAGTCATATTGTCACAAAATTTATTCTGGTAGGGAAAAAAGTAATGAAGCTTCTGTAACAATTACTACGTGGCAATCCGTATATAAATTGGATAGAACGTTCTTTGAAGAATATAATTGCATTATAGGTGATGAAGCTCATCTTTTCAAGAGCAAATCTTTAATATCTATAATGACAAAGTTGCATCATGCAAAGTATAGATTTGGTTTTACCGGTACTTTAGACGGCACACAGACGCACAAGTGGGTGTTAGAGGGATTGTTTGGACCATCATATAAAGTAACAAGAACTGATGAATTAATGAGACAAGGGCACTTATCTCAATTGGATATCCAATGTATAGTTTTAAAGCATAAACCCAAAAATTTTGAAACTTATAACGATGAAATTGAATATCTAATCTCTCATGAACAAAGAAATAGATTTATTAAAAATCTTTCTCTAGACATAAAAGGAAATACACTTATTCTTTTTGCAAGAGTTGAAGCTCATGGTCAGATATTATATGATCAAATAAATATGAATAAGGGTGACAATCGTAAAGTATTTTTTGTACACGGTGGAGTAGATGCAGAAGAAAGAGAACTAGTAAGAGAAATAACTGAGCAAGAAAACAATGCTATTATCGTTGCATCTTACGGAACTTTTAGTACTGGTATCAACATTAAAAAATTACATAATGTTATCTTTGCTTCACCAAGTAAATCAAGAATACGTAATCTTCAAAGTATCGGAAGAGTTCTTAGAAAAGGAAAGGATAAAGTAAAAGCAACTTTATATGATATTGCCGATGACTGTTCAACTATGTCTAAAAAAAATTATACACTTAATCATTTTATAGAAAGAATTAAAACATATAATGAAGAAAATTTTAACTATGAAATAATCTCTATTCAACTAAAAACATGATAGAAGAAGACTTTTATGCAACAATAAAATTAAAAACGGGAGAAGAAATATTCGCTAAAGTAGCTGCCACTGAAGAAACTGATCGTACATTATTAATTATTTCAAATCCAATTACAATTATCGAAGTTAAAAATAGATCTGGAGTTACAGGGTATAAAATAGAACCTTGGTTAAAAACTACTACAGAAGATATGTTTATAGTAAATTTAAATGATGTATTAACTTTAACAGAATCTTCTGATATAGAAATGATTATGCTTCATCAAAACTATATGAGACAATCAGATACAAAAGGTGATAATGAATATAAAATTGATCGTAAAATGGGATACATCTCTAGTGTAAGAGATGCCAAAGAGATCTTAGAGAAGATTTATAAAAGTAGCTAAGCCATCCTTATCAACCCTAACAAAGGTATTCTACTAAGAAATCAATACCTTGTCAAGTATCGTTAAAGATGATATAATTTATACATACTATGAGATACCTTTATGATACGTCCGGGAATGACAAAAAGGAAAAGATCAGAGCATTACGTTAACAACAAAGAATTTCTTGCTGCTTTAATTCGATATAGAGAAGACAAAGAGATTGCCTTAATTAAAGGTCTTCCTAAACCATGTATTCCACGATATATTGGAGAGTGTTTCTTAAAGATTGCAAATCATCTATCATTTAAACCCAACTTCGTCAATTACATGTTTAAGGAAGACATGATCTCTGACGGAATTGAGAACTGCGTTCAGTACATACATAATTTTAACCCAGAGAAATCCCAGAATCCCTTTGCGTATTTCACTCAGATTATTCATTATGCTTTTCTGCGTCGTATTCAGCGAGAGAAAAGACAGTTAGAAATCAAGAACAAGATCATTGAAAGGTCAGGTTTCAGTGAGGTGTTTGACGACAATAATACTATTGACGGATCAAACTATTCGGATTATAATCAAATCAAAGATGCTGTGCATTCAAAACTTCGTTATTGATGAAAGTTGCAATTATTACCGATCAACACTTTGGTTGTCGTAAAAATTCTAAATTATTTCACGACTATTTTTTACAATTCTATAATGATGTTTTCTTTCCATATCTGGAAGAAAATGGAATTACCGAAGTGATTGATATGGGAGATACTTTTGATAGTCGTAAAGGAATTGATTTTTCTGCATTGGCTTGGGCAAAAGATAATTATTATGATCGCCTAAGAGATATGGGCATCATAGTTCACACAATTGTGGGAAATCATACTGCATACTATAAGAATACGAATAAGGTCAATGCTGTTGATCTTTTACTTCGTGAATATGAAAATGTGCATGTTTATGATGTTTCAACTGAAGTTGAAATAGGAAATCTTCCTATACTATTCATTCCATGGATTAATAAGGAAAATGAGGAAAGTACTTTTAAATTTATCCAAGCTTCAGATTGCCTTTACGCGATGGGGCACCTTGAACTCGCAGGATTTAGAGTTAATAAACAAATCGTCATGGATCATGGCCATGCAAGCGAGTTATATTCAAAGTTCGAGAAGGTCTTCTCCGGTCACTATCATACTCGATCGGATGATGGACGAATCTATTACTTGGGCAATCCCTATGAGATGTTCTGGTCAGATGTTGGTGATAGGAGAGGATTCACAATTTTTGATACAGAAACTCATGAACATTTTCCAGTAGATAATCCATACCGCCTATTCTATAACATCTACTACGAAGATACTGATCATCAAACTTTTGATGCAAGGGAGTATGAAAATAAAATCGTAAAAGTTATTGTTCGTAAAAAAACAAATATTAAAAAATTTGATAAGTTCATTGATAAACTATACTCTTCAAATGTATCTGAGTTAAAAGTAATTGAAAATTTCTCAATAGTTGAACCCGAAGAATTTGAAGCATTTGAATCTGAAGATACTCTCTCCATCTTAAATAGATATATTGAGGAGGCAGAAATTAATCTAGATAAATCAAAGATTCAGAAAATGATTCATGAGGTTTATCAAGAGGCTTGCGAATTAGTTTAAGATGTTTATTCTAACAATTAGTGGTAAAGAAACTGATGGGGCATACTCGGTAACTGATGACGATGGGCAAAAAATACTTTATATGTTTGAGCAGGAAGATGATGCCACTCGTTATGCTATGATGTTGGAAGAAGAAGGATTTCCGGAGATGCAAATTCTAGAAATTGAAGATAGTATAATGATAAAAACATGCCAACTGCATGGATATCACTATACTTTGATTACACCTAATGACATAGTTATTCCCCCTGATATTAAATATGATTTTATTTGAAAAAATTTGTTGGAAGAATTTTCTGTCTACTGGAAATCAGTTTACTGAAGTTGACTTTACAAAAAATAAAACAAACTTAATTGTAGGTACAAATGGTGCTGGTAAAAGCACTATTCTTGATGCACTAACTTTTGCTTTGTTTGGAAAACCTTTTCGTAAGATCAATAAACCACAACTTATCAATTCAGTTAATGAAAAGGATTGTAGTGTTGAAGTTTCATTTCTTATTGGTAGTGTTGAATGGAAAGTTGTAAGAGGAATAAAACCAAATATTTTTGAGATATATCGAAACGATTCTTTGTTAGATCAAGATGCGGCATCTTTAGATCAACAAAAGTGGTTAGAAAAAAATGTTCTAAAAATGAATTACAAATCTTTTACTCAAATTGTAATTCTTGGTAGCAGCACATTTGTTCCTTTTATGCAACTCTCTGTTGCAAATAGACGTGAGGTAATTGAAGATCTTTTAGATATTCGTATTTTTTCTTCTATGAATAGTGTTATAAAAGATAAAATACGCGCTTTAAAGGATGAGATAAAAGTACTTAACTTTAAGAAAGAGTCTCTTAGTGATAAAGTTGAGATGCAAACAAATTTCATTAGTGAGTTGGAAAATCGTGGTAATGAAAATATTAAAATAAAAGAAGATGCCATCAAAAAACTTCTTAATGAAGAGAATGATGTTATGATTGATAATTCAAAAATTCATGAAGAACTCGATGATTTTAATAGATTAATTTCTACATATGAAGGTGCTACTAACAAACTTCGTAAACTTGGAAATTTAAAGGGTAAGATATCTAACAAAGTATCTACTATTACTAAGGAACATAAATTTTTTACAGAGAATAAGGTTTGTCCTACCTGCACACAACCCATAGAAGAGGACTTCAGAATAAATAAGATTGACGACGCTCAAAATAAAGCAAAAGAACTTCAATCTGGATATAAAGAATTGGAGCAGGCAATTGAATCTGAAGAAGAACGTGAGCGTCAATTCATCAAACTATCTAAGGAGATTATTAGACTAACTAATGGCATTTCTAAAAACAATACTAAGATCTCTGGATGTGAAAAGCAGATCAGAGATCTGGAATCGGAAATTCAAAGAATTACCGAACAGCTTGCAGATAGAAATACTGAGAATGAAAAGTTAAAAACTTTTACTAATAATCTAAAAATTACATATGACAATTTAGAAACTAGAAAAGAAATAATTAACTATTACGATTTTTCGTATAGTTTACTCAAGGACGGTGGAGTCAAATCTAAAATCATTAAGAAGTATCTACCGCTGATAAATCAGCAAGTCAATCGTTATCTACAACTGATGGACTTCTACATTAACTTTACACTTGATGAAGAATTTAATGAAACGGTTCAATCTCCAATCCATGAAGATTTTTCTTATGCATCTTTTAGTGAGGGTGAAAAAATGAGAATTGATCTAGCACTCTTGTTTACTTGGAGAGAAGTGGCAAGAATGAAAAATTCTGTTAGTACGAATCTACTGATAATGGATGAAGTCTTTGATAGTTCTCTTGATGGATTTGGAACAGAAGAATTTTTGAAGATTATTAAATATATTGTTAAGGATGCGAACGTATTTGTAATCTCTCATAAAACAGGAATGGACGACAGATTTGAAAGTGTTATAAAATTTGAAAAGATAAAGGGATTTTCACGTATGGAATCCTAAGACCAATTTAAAAAGTGTCACAATAGGTTCCCCACGCTGGACCTTTTTGCAATACTATAGGTACATACGAGACAAATTTCATGACAGTCAAGCACGAAATCAAGTCACAACTTGCTAAGCTTCTTGCAACTGAAGATTTGATAGTTGAGCATCGTCATGTAGATACTGCTCAATTTAATGTTCATAGTCGTGTTTTGACTCTTCCTTTATGGGGAAAGGCAAGTAACATTGTTTATGATATGCTTGTTGGGCATGAAGTTGGCCATGCGTTGTTTACTCCAGACGAAGATCCTCCATCAGAAATTCCTCATCAATTTATTAATATTGTTGAAGATGCTCGAATTGAAAAGTTGATGAAACGCAAGTACATGGGCCTTGCTAAAACTTTTTATGGTGGATATAAAGAAATGTTTGATGGAGATTTTTTTGAAATAGAAGATCAAGATATTTCAACTATGAATCTTGCAGATCGCGCAAATCTTTATTTTAAGATTGGTAATTATGTTGATATTAAATTTGTAGAAGAAGAAAATAAAATCATTGAAATGATTTCCAAGACTGAAACTTTTGCAGATGTTATTCTTGCTGCAAAAGTTTTATATGAATTTTGTAAAGAGAATTTGCAAAATGAAAAAATTTCTGAATCTGAAATTCCTCCAGTACAAGGAAACTCTGAAGGTAATTCTTCAGAATCTAAAGAGTCACCTAAATCTGATTTTAGTTCTGAAGGAATATCTCAAGAAAAATCATTTGATGAAAGTGATATAATTTCTGAAGATGGTGAATCGGAAAATTCTGAATCTAGATCCGAACCTGAAGTTCATACTGCACAAAACCTAGAAGAAAATTTAAAAAATTTAATTTCAAACTATGGCGGAGAAAACATTTATGTTGAGATTCCTAAAGTAAATCTCGATACTGTTGTTATTTCTAATAATAAAATTCATAGTGAAATTAATTCTTTTTTCATTCATCAACAAAAAGTTACAACGATTAATATCTATGAAAATGCTGATGATCAATTTTTAAAATTTAAAAAATCTGCACAAAAAGAAGTTGGTTATTTGTTAAAAGAGTTTGAATGTCGTAAGGCAGCAGATTCTTATGCACGTACTACTACCGCACGTACTGGTGTTTTAGATTGTTCCAAACTTCATACTCACAAATACAATGAAGATCTTTTTAAGAAAGTAAGTACTCTTGCCGAAGGTAAGAATCATGGATTGATTTTTGTTCTAGATTGGAGTGGATCTATGAGCAATGTCCTTCTTGATACTATTAAACAACTTTATAATCTAATTTGGTTTTGCAAAAAATCCAACATTCCTTTTGACGTATATTCTTTCACTAATGAGTGGAATCGTTTTGCCTTTGATTATGAGACTAAAAAATATTTGAACACAGAATCGCAACCTCATTATGAAAGTGATGAAAATTTGCTTTGTGTGCCATCTTGTTTTTCAATGCTTAACATTCTTACAAGTAAAGTTTCTACAAAAGAAATGGAATATCAAATGTTAAATATTTGGCGTATTGCATCATATTATCACAATAGTTATAATAACAAATATTCTGTTCCTGAGCGTATGTCACTTTCAGGTACTCCTCTAAATGAATCTTTAGTATCACTTCATCAAATTCTTCCCAAATTTCAAAAGGAAAATAAACTGCAAAAAGTTCAGTGTATTATCTTGACTGATGGTGAGGCTAGTCATCTTATTCGCCATGTTAAAATTTCAAGTACAAAAGGAGATTATATTGGAACACGTCGTTTAAATCCTGATTCATGTTTTATTCGTGATCGTAAGTTGGGATCAACATATAAAGTTCATCATGATTATCATAATTTTTCTAATATGATGATTAAAATTTTGCGTGATAATTTTCCATCAGTAAACTTTATTGGTATTCGTGTCTTAGAAAGTCGCGAAGCAAATAACTTTATTAAACTCTATCATGACTATGGAACTGATAGTTATGATAAAATTATTTTTGATTGGAGAAAGAATAGGAGTTTCTGCATCAAAAATTCTGGATATCATGCATATTTTGGATTACCATCAAGTTCACTTTCTCAAGAGACTAATTTTGAAGTTGACTATGGTGCAAGTAAGTCAAAAATTAAATCTGCTTTCATCAAATCTTTGAAAACTAAAAAACTAAATAAAAAGGTTCTTAGTGAATTTATTTCTCTGGTAGTATGATGAAAGAAAACTGGAGAGAGATGGCTAAATTATCTGAAAAGGACCCTAAGGTGATTAAAATCATTGAGGATGGTCCTAGATCTCTTGGTCAGGCATATCTACTCCAAGCCATGCGATATAAGTATGGACAATCTGATAAGTGACACATGGGGAGTTTGAGACTCCCTTTTTTATCCTATAATAACTTCAGTTCAAACAATCCAAATGTCCCTCTCACCTGAGTTTATTCGCACTTCCCTTCAGGATTTGTATGGTGAGTCTGTTGCTGCTGCTGATATTCGTGCCTGGTGTGCTATGAATGGTGCGAACTATCAAACTGTCACAAACAAACTTGCTGATTACAAATCTAGTCGCGGAAAGTGGAACTTGACCGTACAAGAAAAACTAGAACAAAACTATCAGGCACTACCTGCTATGCCTGCTTCTGAACAAAACCTTATTCCTGCAAAAGATGATACCTTCGTCAGCTTTGGTAACTTCGCTGATATTAAAAGGATTATTAAGTCCAATCTATTTTACCCTACGTTCATTACGGGTCTTTCGGGTAATGGTAAGACACTCTCTGTGGAGCAAGCATGCTCCCAAACAAAACGAGAACTTATCCGTGTAAACATCACAATCGAAACAGATGAAGATGATCTTATTGGTGGTTTCCGTCTTGTTAATGGTGAAACCGTCTGGCATAATGGCCCAGTCATTGAAGCACTCCAACGTGGAGCAATCTTGCTCCTTGACGAAATCGACCTTGCCTCAAACAAAATCCTTTGTCTCCAATCTATTCTTGAAGGAAAGGGAGTTTTCCTCAAGAAGATTGGCAAATTCGTTGCGCCCTCAGAAGGTTTCAACGTATTCGCAACCGCAAACACAAAAGGAAAAGGTTCCGACGACGGCCGATTCATTGGAACTAACGTGCTCAATGAAGCATTCCTTGAAAGATTCCCTGTAACCTTTGAGCAGTCCTATCCTGCCTCTGCAGTAGAGCAGAAGATCCTTATGGCACTCTGTAGTGATACTGAGTTTTGTAAGCGTCTCTGTGACTGGGCAGACATCATCCGTAAGACATTCTATGATGGTGGTATTGAAGAAATCATCAGTACCCGTCGTCTGGTTCATATCGTCCGTGCATACAGCATCTTCAATGATAAGGCAAAGGCAATTCAAGTCTGCGTGAATCGTTTTGATGATGAGACTAAGCAGGCATTCCTGGAACTGTATGATAAAGTGGATGCAGATTTCCAAATGCCTTCTAATGAGTCTGTAGTATCTGTTTATATTGACAATAATGAAAATACTTGATACAATATGCTTAACTCTTGGTCCTTATTATACGATGAATTGAACATGGAATATTCTTCTCCTGATGTATTTTCTATGAATACAGATAAACCACATACTAAAGCAGATGGATATTCTGTTGACGGTATTTCTTTTGCAGACTATGATGAATCTACTAATAAAATTATTTTTACTCCTATGACTCCTGAAGATCGAATTGATTTAAATCTCGATCCACTTTCAAATAATGGTTTTTGGAAGTATGAAGAAGATCTTACTATGAAGGAGGTTCGTGAATACCTCTCAGCAACCTACAGGTCCCATTATGTTTCTAAAGAATCTAAGACACAAACTCTAGATCTTGTTGAAGCAATTGGTGACGCTGAACCATTTTGCCGTTCTAATGCAATCAAGTATCTTTCTCGTTTTGGTAAAAAGAACGGCAAATCAAAGGGTGATATTTTAAAAGCAATCCATTATTGCATTCTTCTTTATCACTTCTCTGGACTACACAATGAAACTAAGGGCACCTATGAAACTTTCTGATAAAACTCTTTCAGTACTCAAAAACTTTTCTTCAATCAATCAATCTATTCTTTTTAAGCAGGGAAACAAACTTCGCACTATTAGTGTGATGAAAAATATTCTTGCTGAAGCAACTATTAGTGAAGAATTGATCAAAGACTTTGGAATTTATGATCTAAATCAGTTTCTTAATGGTTTATCACTTCATTCTAGTCCCGAACTTGACTTTTCTAATAATGGATACGTGATGATCCGTGAAGGAAAGTCTCGATCAAAGTACTTCTTTGCAGACCCTAATGTTATTGTAACTCCTCCCGAAAAAGAGATCACTCTTCCTAGCGAAGATGTATCTTTTGAACTGAGTACAGAACAATTGGGACAACTGCTTAAAGCTTCTGCTGTATATCAATTGCCAGACCTTTCTGCTGTTGGTGAAAATGGTGTTGTCAAACTTCTTGTTCGTGACAAGAAGAATGATACATCCAATGATTATGCTGTGGTCGTTGGTGAAACTGACTCTACATTCTCATTCAACTTTAAAGTTGAGAATATCAAAGTTCTTCCTGGAACTTATGAAGTCGTTGTATCACAAAAACTTTTGTCACGATTTACTTCCAAGAATCATGATTTGACTTATTATATTGCCTTAGAACCTGATTCTACTTTTGGTTGATGACCTTTGATGTTGCTATGAGAATCACTGGCAGTGCTCTTGCGATCATTGCATACTTTGTGGTTCTTCATGTTAGTGTTGCCTTTGGAGTACTTCTCCACTTTATTGGAGATGCTATTTCAGTTCCTTACTTTATAAGGACAAAATCGTGGGATGTGGTTATAATGTTAGCATTCCTTTTGATAATCTCTTTATCAAAAATATTATGAATATCTTTGTAACTGATCCCAGCCCATACAAGTCTGCTGTGGTTCTTCCTGACAAGCACATTGTCAAGATGCCCTTAGAGACCTGTCAGATGCTTGCTATTGTATGCTCTGACAAATGGGGACATAACTTCGGCACTCTTCCTAGAGCAGACGGTACTCCCTATGCTACTGAGAAGGGTGCCTTTCGCAATCACCCCTGCACTAAATGGGCGAATGAGTTTGTAACTAACTGGCAGTGGTTACTTGCACATGGTCTTGCTATGTGCGATGAGTATACTGATCGTTATGGTAAGGTCCACACCTGCCAGAAGACGCTTCTAGCAGCAAAGGAGATACTTCCTACTGCAGATCCACAAGGTCGCAGTGGTAAGGACACAACGCCCTTTGCAAGGGCAATGCCAGATGAGTTTAAGTATGATGATAGCATTGATACTTTTACAGCATACAAGATGTATATTGCATCTAAAC